ACTTCTTCATGCGGGACATCGCTCGAGGGCGGCGGATGCCGCTCGACTCGGTCCGGAAGGTCGCGGATGGGCGGGTATTCTCGGCCGCGAAGGGGGCCGAGCTGGGCCTAGTGGACAAGGTCGCATCGTTCGATGAGGCGGTGTCGGACCTCCGAAAGACGATCCGCCCGATGAGGCGGGACCGGGCGAGTCAGCGGATCAGGCTTGCCGCGTTGACGGACGCGGGCTAGTATTCGGTCAACTAGGAAGCACCGCCCAACTGGCGGACTCGTGCAGAGTCACGGGCCGACGCGAGGGCGAGGCGGAAAGCGTCACTGCTGAGACAGGGCGTCTACTGCGAGAGCAAGCGTAACTTCTTGCCGGCGGTGGATGCCCTTATTGCTTCCCAAGAGTCTCCATGCCGGCTCACGAGCGTGCAGGAGGCTATAAGCCATGACTGTGAAAGAACTTGGCGAGCAGCGTAAGGCGTTGCTCGATGAGGCAAACGCTCTGAATCTGACGGCAAAGGACGAGGGCCGCGACCTCAGCGATGAGGAATCGACCCGCGTTGACGCGATTCTGGATCTGACCGAGGGCATCGACGCCCAGCTTGTTGAGCTGGGCAAGGTCGAGACTCGGACGAGCAGGCTCCAGACCGCAAACAACCGTCGTTCAGAGCGGATGCCACGAATCTCCGCCCCGTCCATGCCCGACGTGCAGTGGGACAATCGGGGCGTGTACAAGCCGGAGGAGCCCTGGCTCCGGTACGCCGGCAAGATGACCGCCTTCGAGAACACGGTCCAGGGACGCGAGGAAGCGTACCGGGCCGGCATGTTCATGGCCGCCACGATGTTCGACGCCCCGTGGGCCCACAAGTGGTGCCACAACAACATGCCCGAGATGGGCGCCATCATGCAGGAGGGGACAAACAGCACGGGTGGCTATCTCGTGCCCGACCCTCTGGCGAGCCGGATCATCTACCTGCGGGACCAGTTCGGCGTGGCACGTCGAGAGTGCTCCGTCTGGCCGATGACGTCGGACTCGCAGGCGATTCCGCGACAGGTCGGCAACGTGACGCCCTACGCGGTTGGCGAAGGCGACACGATCACGGCGTCGGATCAGACGTACGATCGGGTGAACCTGGTGGCTCGGAAGTGGGCCGCCCTGGTGCGGTACTCGACCGAGCTGGCCGAGGACGCGATCATCAACATCGCGGACCGGCTCACGACCGATATCGCAATTGGGTTTGCCGAAAAGGAAGACGACGCCCTCTTCAACGGGAATGGCGCTTCCACGTACCACGGCATCAACGGCATCCGGAATCGCCTGGTCGATATCGACGGGGCGGGGACGGACTCGGCTGGTCTCGTGACGGCCACGGCTGGGGATGACCAGTGGGGCGAGTACATCATCGGGGATCTCGAGTCCACGGTCGGCACGCTTCCGGAGTACGCCCATCAGGGCGGCAATGCGAAGTGGTACACGAGCCGGATCGGCTGGGCCCAGACGATGTCCCGTCTGGCCTTCGCCCAGGGCGGCTCGACGATGACGGAGCTCGTGGACGGTCCGAGGTCGCTCTCCTTCATGGGCTACCCGGTCGTTCTCTCTCCGAAGATGCCGAGCGCCACCACGGCGTACGACAACTCGGTCGTGTTCATCTTCGGTGACCTCAAGATGGGCACCACGCTGGGCGACCGGCGTGGGTTCCGGTTCGCGGTTCTCCGCGAGCTCTACGCGGCGACTGAGGAGATCGGCGTGGTCGCTACCACCCGATTCGACATCAACGCCCACGACTGCGGCGATGCGACCAACGCGGGCCCGATCGTCGGCATGGCCGGCAACACCAGCTAAGAAAGGCGGTGGAATCAGATGATTCATGCACAGACTGGAATCGACACCGTCTTGCTCGACCCAGTGGCGGTCACTGACGCAGCGACGACGGCAACGGCCAACCTCGATTGCGCCAACGCCGATCATGTGACGATCCGATGCCTGTTCTCCGCAGAGGAGAACACGAACGCGACGGCTTCGACGCTTTCGCTCCTGCACTCGGACGACACGGTCGTGACCAACTTCGCGACGATCACGGCGGACCTTACGCCGGACTTCACGTCGGCGGGTGAGGTGCGATACGACATCGACATGCTCGGCAAGAAGAGGTACCTGCGGCTCACTTACGTGGCCGCATCGACCTCCGGTGACATCACTCTCGGGGCGGTGGCAACGCTGCACCGCAACGACACCGACCCGCAGAGCACGACGGAGATGGGTGACGACGTCGTCGTCATCTGCTGACCTCCCGAACATCCTCGGGCGGGGGCGACCCCGCTCGGGGATTTTATGATCGAAGACATCAAGATCACGGCCATCATGACGGTGCCCCGCGTCGGCTTCAACGAGCACTGGGGCTGCGTGCTCGAGGCGCTCCGTCCTTGGGGGATCCCGGTCCGCAAGACGCAAGGCGCGTTCTGGGGCCAGTGCATGCAGAACGGCTTTCAGGCGTGTGTTGACGAGGAGCTCGACTGGCTCCTGACGATGGACTATGACACCTTGTTCACGCGAGACCATGTGGACACGTTGTTCGGGATCTTCGGCAGTAGACCCGATATCGACGCCCTGGCTGCGATGCAGCCCCGCCGTAATAGCGGCATGCCCTTGATGACGGTCGAGCGCGACGGAGTTCTCGTCCAGGAGCTCGAGTGCGACGGCTCACCGATCAAGTGCAGGACGGCCCACTTCGGGCTGACGCTGATTCGTGTTTCATCGCTGCTCAAGACGGAGAAGCCGTGGTTCTTCGGCCAACCCGACAAGAACGGTGGTTGGGAGGAGTCGAGCCGAACTGATCCTGATATCTGGTTCTGGCGTCAGTGGGAGAAGGCCGGGAACACGATCTATGTGACACCGAACGCCCGTGTCGGGCACCTCGAGATGATGGTCTCGGAGCTCGACGAGAACCTGAATCGGGGCTACATGCGGGTGCCCGAGTGGCGCAAGAAGTACGTCGAGTCGAAGTCGAAGAGCAAGGACCCCGCTATGGCGGTGGTGTAGGGAGCGGCAGATGTGGATCGAGATCATCAAAGAATGGGGCCATCATCGGGTCGGAGAGCGATACAACTTCGGCGGCGGGATCGCTGACATGCTGATCCGCCGGAAGTTCGTCAAGATCGTCGAGGACGAGCCAAAGAAGAAGAAGACCCGCTCGAAGCGGAGAAGGCTGGGAACCAATGCGGTGGAAAGTCACGACCGAACCGACTAGAGAGCCGGTCACGCTACAAGAAGCGTTCGCCCAGATCCGCGTCACGAACAACGACGAGCGAGACCTGATCTCCGACATGGTCAAGGCTGCTCGCCGGTACGTCGAGCGTTTCACCCGCACTTCGCTCGTGACCCAGACGATCACGCTCGAGATGGACTGGTTCTCCTGCTCTGACTTCGAGTTACCCGCTCCGCCCCTGGCAAGCGTGACGTCGATCAAGTACATCGACACGGGCGGTACGCAGCAGACGCTCTCGACCGACGTGTACCTCGTCGAGACGAACAGCAACGACCGACCGGGTCGGATCCGGCTCAAGTACAACCAATCCTGGCCGTCCTTGCGGGGCGATCCGAACGGGGTCGAGATCATCTACGTCGCCGGCTTCGGGGAGCCGGCATCGGTGCCGGACCACTACAAACAGGCGATGAAGTTGCTCATCGGGCATTGGTATGTGAATCGTGAGGCGGTGGTTGTTGGGACCGCCACGAAGGAAATCGAGGACGCTTTGGCCGATCAACTCTGGATCGGTAGAACAGTGGAGTTTGCGTAATGGCTGATCTCACGATTACAGCGGCGAATGTCCAGCAGGCGACGACGGCGACCGTGACTCAGGTCATCGCGGGTGAGACGATCACGGCCGGTCAGCTCGTCTACAAGGACACGACAGACAGCAACAAGTACAAGCTGGTGGACAACGACTCACTCGCCTCGAGCAAGATCGGGGGTATTGCGCTCAACGCGGCATCGGACGGGCAGCCGCTCGGGATCGCGACGGCTGGCGACGTGAATCCCGGCGCCACGGTCGTGGTCGGAGAAATCTACTGCGCCTCGAGCACGCCGGGTGGGATTGCTCCAGACGCCGACAACGCGACCGGCGATTATCGGTCGATCCTCGGGGTCGGGACATCGACGAGCAACATCAAGCTCCAAATCTTCAACAGCGAGGCGCTCATCCCGTGATGCGGGCTGGCCAGAAGAGAACGAGGCTCGAGATCCAGGCCCAGACCGAGATTCTGGACGACTATGGCGACGTCGATCCGGACTCGAACTGGTCAACGGTCGTTGACGGCGAGGTATGGGGCCACGTCAAGCCGATGAGTGGTCGAGAGCTGTTCGAGGCCCGTCAGGTCGTGGACGACGTGACGCACCAGGTGACCATCTGGCACTGGCCTGGCCTGACGCCGAAGCACCGCTTCAAGCGGGCCCATTCCGACAGCGTGCTCGAGATCGGCTCGGTGATCGACCCGGACGAGCGGCACGCCGAGATGGTCTGCATGTGTACGGAGCGAACCTGATGCCGGCCGCGGTCGATATCTCGGTGATCGGTGACAAGGCTCTGGCGAAGACGCTGGCGGATCTTCCAGACGCGCTTCAGAAGTCGATCGTCCGTAAGGCGATGAGGCCGGCGGGCAACTTCCTGCTGAAGGAGGTCAAGGCGGCTACACCAGTCAAGACCGGGGCACTCAAGAAGAACCTCAAGCTCCGGGCCATCAAGCGATCACGGAGTCGATTCGGCGTGATGATTCCCTTGCCTACCAGGGAGTCCCTTGGCATCGACGCGAAGACGGACGGCTACTACCCGGCGGTGCTCGAGTACGGCAGTCCGGCTCGGAACATCGCCCCGAGAGCGTACATCCGCGGCACGACGAACAAGAACGAGACTCGCTGGCGCGCCAAGGTGGGCCAGGGCATCCGCGACATCATGGAAGACGAGATCAAGAAGAACAACCAGAAGGCCGCGGCCCGACGCGCCAAGGCGATGTCAAGTGGCTGATATCAAGCCAAGTCTGCGAACTCACCTTTTGACGAAGGTCGGCGTGACGAACCACGTATCCACTCGGATCTACGTCGGCCAGGTGCCGCAGCGGGCGGATCTTCCGTTCGTGACGATTTCACGGATTTCACATGGTCACGAGCACCACTTGGGCAAGTCGTCGGCGTTCGCTCGAGCAGACTTCCAGATCGACTCGTATGCGTTCACGGCGAAACAGGTCGATCAGGTATCGGAAGCGATCCGGCTGGCGATCGACGGATTCACCGGGTCGATGAATAACGTACAGGTCAACGACTGCTTCCTGACAGACGAGTCGGACGAGTTCATCCAACCGACCGATCGCAGCGAGCGGGTCAAGTACCGGAACCGAATTGATTTCACTATCTGGCACCGTGAGACGGTGCCGACACTGTAAGGAGCGCACACCATGGCTAGTCCTCTAGTCAATGTCGGCACTGGCTCAACGATGACGTTCGGAACGTCGGGCTTTCAGACGAGCACTGAAGTTCTATCAATGAGCTGGAGCGGGTTCTCGTTCGAGTCGATCGACGTCACGCAGATGGGCTCGACCCCAGGTCGAGAGTTCATCTCGGGCGATCTCTACGATCCTGGGGCGCTGGAGCTCGAGTTGCACTTCAACCCCGACATCCCACCGCCCGTCACTGGTGTGAGTGAGACGATCACGCTGACCTTCCCGCCGGTAACGGGCCAGGGGACGACCGGCAAATGGGCGGCAAGCGGGTTCTTCACGAACTTCGACGTCAACGTCCCGCTCGAGGACAAGATGACGGCGAGCGCGTCGTTCAAGTTCACGAGCACGATCACCTTCACGGATTACTCGGTATGAGCCTACGGGAGCGGATCAACGCGGCCAACGATCTCAACCGGGAGCCGATCGAGCTATGGGGCGAGTCGCTCTATGTTCGGGAGCTCACCCTGGGCGAGCTGTCGCAGCTCAGCGACGAAGAGACCTCCAGCACGGATCTCGGTACGAAGTCGGCCATGCTGATTGGGATGTCGCTCTGCGACGAGAACGGAGAGCGGATCTGGCCCGAGCTCGACGAGGCCGCGTTGACGGAGATCAAGTCGAAGAGTTTCTCGATCCTTCGTCGGGCCACGGAAGCGGCCAACCGAATCAACGGCCTCGAGGACGACGAGGACATACCGGGAAACTCAGGAAGCGCCCCGAGCTAGAGTTCCGGCTCACGTTAGCTCTGCGTCTCGGCATGACGTTGAGCGAGCTCGGAGAGCGGATGGGCGCGAAGGAGTACAGGCTGTGGCAGGCATACAACCAACTACACCCGATAACAGACGATCGGATGGACCTCCTGGCTGGAATAGTGGCTTCCACTATCGCCAGCACGTCTGCGGCGAAGGGGAAGCGTTACAAGCCTGCGGATTTCATGCCGGAGTATTGGAAGCCGCAGCGACAGAGCAATGCCGAATTGCAAACGGTCTTCGCAGCGTACGCGAACGCTCACAACGCCGCCATGGCGAGGAAGCTAGCACGTAGTGGCTAAGAGTGTTGCCACAATCGCGGTCTCGATGACGGCCCGAACGTCGCGCTTCAACAATAAGATGCGCGGCGCCGGCAAGAACGTGAAGACGTTCTCTCGGACCGCCGGCATGGCGAACAAGGCTCTGCTCAAACTGGCCGGTGCGATCGTGGCGTTCGTCGGTGTGCGAGCGATGGGTAGGTTTATTCGCTCTCAGGCCCAGCAGGTAGACGTACTCGCGAAGACCTCGCGAAAGTTGGGGATCGCGGTCAAGGACTACCAGGCGATGTCGCTTGCCGCGAAGCTGGCCGGGATCCGCATCGAGACGCTGGCGATGGCGCTACAGCGGATGGTTCGGCGTGTCTCGGAAGCGGCTAAGGGGACTGGTGAGGCTCAAGCGGCCCTCAAGGAGATGAACCTTGACGCTGAGGAGTTGAGCAAGGCTTT